GATCTCAGAGAGAAGGCGGGCACGTTCTTTTTGTTGTGCTCGTCGTAGTGCAACTGCTTTGTCAGCACCTTTTTCGTCTTGGCTTCGACCCATGACTTGGTCCACAGCCTCATCCATCTGTTTAAGTGCCTTACGGTTTGCATCTATATTGTCCTTTGCTGTCTTGATTTTTTCGTCGTACACTGCAATTTTGGCCTGTACATCGCCTGACACTAGATTTTGATCACTGTGTGCTTTTGACAAAAACCCAAAGATACCCATGCTGGTGATCAGCATCAGCACAGCCACAGCAGGAACCAAATACAGTTTCATGAGCAAACGGCAACGACTCCAGTACTCGTGCAGCCACAGTGTGACCACAACTTTGCCAATCTCAAGAATGCCGCCCATCACAATGATAGGAATCACAGCCGCGGCAAAAATTGCAGTAAGACCTGCAATACTGTAGTAGGCGGCAATAACTGACAGACTCAGTGCAACTGCCAGGGTAATATAACTAAGAAACATAGATTATTTAGTGGCCTGTACGCGAGCAATCACGCTATGCTTTACAGATACCCAGGTGGCAAATGCAGGATCAGGCACATCAAACCAGATTGAAGTAACTTTTTCACTCCAACGTTCGCGCTCTAGACGACGTCTGGCTCTAGGCTGACCTCGCCAGTTATGGACACCGTACAAGGTGTTGGCTTCACGAATGATCTTGTACCATTGGTCAGTGTTTGCTAGTTCAACAAACACTCGATGTAGGTGCACGGCTGAGGGCGTTAATTTAAGCGAGTCAAGTGACTCAGGCATACTCAACGTAGAGGCCTCAATGTTGACAGACATAATGTCCTTTCCAGTTTAAATCCACTCGGCATACTCCCGGGTACCAGCCAGGGTTTGATCTTGCGATCGTGGTCCTTGTCGCAACCTACAAGACTGATGTTCACATGCCACGGTAGAAACAGGCTCGAGTTAGCTACCCTGTTTCACCATTGAACTGCTCAATCTCCCCAACCGTGCATAGCTATTATAACAACAATATCAGTGCTGGTCAACAGTAATTGGGTCACAATGTGAGGCGTTGAAATTCCTTGGCAATTTGATCCAGTTCTTCCATCAAGAAGTGTTCATCTGGATCATATGATACTCCTTGCCAACGCTTGACCTTGATTGGCTCTTCGGGTTTCCAATCGTTGTACCAATATTCACCATTCCATCCAGCATGGTATTCATGACCAGTTTGAGTTTGAACATTGTATTTTCCTTCGCGTACAGGTTTGACTTTTGAAGGAAACCAGTCAGTGAGTGTGTACTTGATGTCATCCATGTCGCGATAGCGTTCGTAGCCCGAGCCTGTGTTGGAACCAGCAATGTAAAATGCATGATCCGAGCCTTTGCCATTGGTATCACCACCGTAGTTGTCCAGCTCTTGGTCGTCGTATTCCACACCAATCACAATTTCGTTTGAGTCAAAATCAGCAAGGTTCAACAATAGTTTTTCAGGGTCAAACGGTTCTGTAAGATCAATGTCGGCTTCGAAAAAGGTACCCTTGTCGGATGTATGGCCAAAATACACAACCGTGCCAGGCGGTTGACTGTCAACCCAAACTTCCTCAAATGTGCTGAGTTGCACATCACATCCATCTAGGCCAGACAGATCTCGTTCGTAGACTACTGTGCCATTTTCGTCCAAGACTTGCATGGTACCAGAATTACGATCAACACCGTTGATATGCCCGATGTTGTCGCAGTCATAGTACGATCCTGGCTCAAATGGTCGCATGTCTTCGGGCACATCATCAAACTCGTCACCACCCCAGGCATAGTCTGGCACACTGAGTCTGTGTTTTCTAAAGTAGTCGTAGATTTCACGTGACACAGTACCCATCACATACTCGCCGCCGTAGCCCCACAATTGAATTTTGTAGGTGCGTGGAGTGAATTTCAAATGTGCAATGAGCTTTTCATGTTCATCAGTTGTGGCCATTATCTTTTTCCTTTACAAGTTTGCATACCAATTGAAACTGTTCGTAGGCATCACGAACAGCAGGGTGACTCATGAGTTGATCTGCTTCAATCTGCATGGCCTGCACTCCAGCTTCCACAATGTCACGAGTACTGCTACCTTCTAGGGTACAAAGTTCGGTGCCAAACTCCTTGGCCAGTTTACGCCATGCCTTACGTTGTCCTTCTGTAAGAGGAGTGTGCTGTGGTTTTAATTCGCTGGACTTGACCATGGCTCGGCACATGGCATCTTCGGCCACTCGCCCTGCGGCAATCATAGGTGCCAAGGCAGGCTCAATGTTGAACCTGCGACTAGTACCACCAGGATATACCATCACAAGATGATTGCCTTTGTGAAAACTGTCCATGAGATCACTGTCGTACTCTGCCACAGGTTTGTACCTGCGACCTTCTTTGACATAGTAGATCTTTTTCATTGGTAGTTCTTGTCTAGTTTGGTGTTGGTGAGTCTGGCCAGCATTTGAAATTGATCCCAGGCTTCTTTGACTGCAGGGCGCGATTCCAGTTCTGAATCCGGCAACACAGCTTCCAACCAGATTTCTGAACGACGGCTGGGATGAGCGCCAAACTTGCGAGGCTGATGTAGCTTGCCCGACTCCCAAAGTTTGATAGTTACACTACGAAACTTGTCTTCGTCTTCAGCAGGATAGTCCATCCATTCTGGATTGCTGAACGGACTGCCAAACGTCTGGCCACCACCATACCCAGTCCAAATGCCCGACCACTGCTCGTTGTCATGCGGATCAAAATCAGTACGAGTGATCAGCACTAGCACATCATTGATGTCTACTTTACCATCAACAATATCACGCACACAACGGCTATAACTTAGTCCAATTTTCATTGTTATTCTTTAAAGTATTTGATAATAGCGTCCAAGTGATGTATCAAGATTTCGTTTCCACTTACATCTTCAGGATGCAACCAGTATCCGTCAGGATTGGCATCTGTGCGAGGATTTTTCCTCCACGCCTTGAGTTCTGTCTTGAGATAGCTTCTTTGTTCTATCAGTGTGAGCACAGTGATGCGATCGGCTGCGTCACCGTCTAGTGTGATAGGTCCAATTCTTTTGCTCATAATTTTTCTCCAGGTTCAAATCCACGGAATCGTTTGTGACGGGGGAATCTCAGTGAGTATGTTCCGTCTTGGTTTTGCGTAACTGCGTCAGCTTCGACTTCACCAATGACACCAAGTAACTGATCCCGTGCGGCCCAAAACTCATCGCGATCGCTATCGCTATAACCAGTACCAACATTAACCCGAATATTTCGTTCATTGTCAACTCCTTCGTAAATTATAGCACCCAACCGGCCTGCATTGCGACCGGTACCTTCTTCAAAACCCACAATGGTCAAGTCCACAGTGATTGTGGGTTTCCATTTCATCCATGAATCGCTACGCTTGCAGAGATAAGGTGCATCCAGATTCTTGATCATGATACCTTCGTAGCCTTGTTCAACACTCGCTTCGGCAAATCGGCGCATGATGTCATGTCCTTCTGCTGTGTCCAAGTCTACATCCATGCCCGGCATGATTCGCAGGTTGGCAGTCTCTTCTAAGGCTGATTTGGCACTGTCAAGCCACTCCAGGCGTTTGTGCTGTTGCACATTCCAATGACCTTCTTTGAGTGCATCCAGTGGCAACACATCAAAAATGTGATACATCATGTTGTCAGTTTCAGCATCGCTCTTGCGGTGCGCCTGCTTCATGAGCTTTTGAAAAGTCTCGCCTACAATCTCACCGTCCAGTACAAATTGGCCACCGGTGCCGCGACCGTATTGAAACGCCTTACGGTTGGCTTCGATAGCTTCAGCAATCTGCGGAAAGTTTTCAAACACCTTGCCGTTGCGGCTGTACAGTGTGCAAACATCACCTTGTACCACAGCTACCACACGAACACCATCCAGTTTGACTTCCAGGCGCTTGATGCCTTTCATCTTTTTGGGCTGATCAGTACTGTCCTGCGCCAACTGCACACTGAACACTGGGATTCGCCACTCTGTATTGCCCACAACTTTGTTGATGGTCTTTTCACTCACACCGCAACGTAGATCTTTGATGATCACTCTGCGGGCCAAGTTGTTCCACTCGTCTGAATCAAACTGTTCAGCTACTTCTTGAATACGGTCACGGGCACGATGTCCTGTGATACTACGGGTGCGTAGATTTTCCAACAGAGCCCAGAACACAGGCCAAGGATTGGCACGGCCAGTCAGGCCTGACGTTTCTGGCACTTGCCTGACGTTGAATGTGTAGAAAGGATTGTAGGCCTGATAGCAGTTGAACAAGAAAATCTGTGCGTCACCGCTGCCCAGTTTTGCAGCCATCAAGGCTTTTTCAATTGTTTTTTCTTTGTGAATTCTACTGTCGCTGGATTCAAGATCGCGGATCCATCCTGCGGCCATTACACCCTCAAATCGGTTGTTGTCAAAATCAATTTCATTAATCATATTTACGCTTTCACCAAGAACTATTATAGAACACTTTCAAGCCCAAGAACAACTCAGCACGAGCATTCTTGACGAACTCCAGATCACTTTCACGATAGTGTTCATCAGCATTGTTGCCAAAAAAGAATCCTGAAGTATTGGGCAAGGTGCCGGCAATAACGTCTAGCTCAAGGATTTCCAAGTCCTTGTATGTTAGCTCAAGTTCGTCACCATTGAAGTCACCTGAGTTGCCTTGGTTTTCCCATAACTGTTGCATCCAACCATGTAGGTTAGGATGCTTACGCCAATAAGCAATTTCACGCGGCTTATTTACAGTAGAGGTAAGTTCTTTTAAATCATTATCAAAATTGGCGTTGTCGTAGTATTCTTTTTGTTGGCCTGCTTTGGTGGCCACGTAGGCGTACATATCCAGTCCCATTACACTGCCTCCAACATGTTGGCCGGAACCTTGAACAACATTTGGCCGGTGTCAACTGTCACAAACTTGATGGCAATTTTACGAACGGTGCCACGATAAGTCACGCCGTTGCGGTTGCTGGTGAACTTCACAGTGTCTCCCAGCATGAGACTGCGTTTGGTTTTTTGTGTAAGCTGAGTGCGAGCATATTTCACAGCGTCGATGATGCTGGTGAGCTCGGTGTTGGTGAAGTTACCAAACATGATTGCAGAATTAACGTCTTTGATGCTAGTCATTTCAACTCCTGTTTTGCTTTGCTATGTGTATATTATAGCAGTTTGGGAAATTTTGGTCAACCATAATCCCGGGCTTAGATCTTATGCTTTGAGCTGTCCTGGTTGAGGGCCGGGTAAGGAAATTCCTTGAATGTAATACTTGTGTATTACATTGACCAATACGTTTCTGAAGCCGGGTTGCAACTCCAGGGGGTATCTGCATCGATTGTCACAGGCTTGCCCGACATCAAATTGCGAACAGTGATCTTAGGAGCCTGGTAAGTGTCACGAGCAACAATGTTCAGTTGGCCTTCGTTCCAGCCTGCTTTGTTGCAAAGACGAGTACGAGTTGCTTTGGCGGCACCAAAAGTTTTGTATGCACGAGTTTTGTTGGGACCGTCTGTGACAATAAGACCGGTACCTTTGGATACGATTACATAAGACATCTTGGACTCCTTTTTAATTACTATACAAGTATTATAGCAAATTGGGAATTTTTGGTCAACCGTTTTGTGTGTTGTTTTTTTACAACACCTGCCCGTTGCGATCAAACACAACCGGCTCATCAAATTCAGGAAAATCTAGTCCGTGCGGTGCCAAACATTGGGCTACTCTTAACAAGGTAATGCCTAAAATTTCAGCAATATCCTCGGGTTCAAAATCACCCATAACATAAAGATTACTGATATTCCAATCAACTGATTTTGTAGTATCTACATAATCGTCCGAATCAATATTGGGACCATCATCACATTCTAGAATTAATCTAGTATCATAATCAGCATATTCAATAACAGGCATTATCGACTCCTTTTTAATTACTATACAAGTATTATAACAAAATGGGAATTAAAAGTCAAACAAAATCGTAAGCATACTCGCCGTTGATAGGGCCGTTGATTTGCACTTTCCCCACGCCAAATTTACGGCCCAATGTATGGAAAATACTGCGAGCAGTTTCTTCCGAACAAGCGGCAAATAACGTGCCAGTATCACCAAAAAATCCTGCGTGTTCGTTGTCGTTTAACAACGGACGCACCAAATAACTAACGTTGCTTTCAAATTCTTGCTGGGTCATTTGGAACACCTTTTTAATTACTATACAAGTATTATAGCAAAATGGGAATTTTTGGTCAACCAAAAAAAAAGTAGTACTTGAGTACTACTTTTTGATTAACTGTGTACTGTAAACGATTGTGTTACCACACTTCCTGTGGCCGGATATGTGACCTGCACCTGATAGGTGCCCACTAGTGGTGCGGCAAGTCCAGTCACTGTGGCCTGCCCCGAGGCGTTCAATGTGCCAGATCCTGTGCCAAATGCACCAGAATAAGAGTATGTTGCCAATGCTGTACCAGTGATAGTCAATGTTGCTGTACTGCCGCTGGCAATGTCGTTGGGTGTGCTGAACCATCCAGTTTGATTTACTGTGACGGATTCGGTTGTGATAGATGCCACTGCATTTACCAAAATACTAGCTGGTGTACTGCCAACTGTGACTGTGATGGTTATCAATCCAGCTGTGGGAATCATCCAGCCAGGTACTGAATAATAGACTCCACCTTCTAACGCCGCATCATCTGCTACTGCAACAGACATGGTACCCGACACTGCTGAAGATGATATCACGGCTGTCATAGCAGTGTCTGCTGGCAAGATTCTAACCTGCAACAAAAAGTCCTGTGCCAACAACACAGTGTTGTTTTCAGCACCGTCGATGCCCAACACATTGACCTGTTGCGGCGGCAAAGGTGTTGCAGGATCAACTGCTTGTGCTACTGAGTAGTCTGCAGACAATGCACTAGCAGGAGTTTGAAATTCAGGTGCGGGCAGTACTGGTGCTGGTGGCTGTGTTAGTGTTTGATCAGTTAGTACAGTAGCAGTCGATCCTACGTTAACGGGACCAGGCCATGTAGAGGGCGCTTGATTATTGGCGCTTAACCCTGCTGTGTTCAAGGCAGCATTGTTTCTACCTTCACGCATTGCACCTACAACAGCTTGTCCGCTGATGACTGTGGTATCGGCTACTGTGTTCAAAAATTCAGCAGGGCCTCCTGGAGAATTGCGTTGCCCGTATTGCGGCAAGCTGCCCACAAAACTCAGCACATTTGTCTGATTGTCTGACGCCGCGCCATCGTTGTAGTTTATGCCAGCACGAGCTTGATTCTCACCTTCAGTTTCAATCTGTTGGCAGATTGAGTCAAAGGCGGTATTCAGTGTTGTGGTCTCAACAGGATATGTTGAAATCAAGCCAGTGACTATGGTTGTGGCAGCTGGGATTAGTCCTGTGGTAAACGCATCATTGCCATTGGCATATACGCCGGCTGCTGGCCCACTGGGAATGGTTACGGGTCCTGCAAATACACCGTAGTCTCCTTGTACCGTATCAAGCATGTTGCTGTAGATACTGGTCAAGCTGGTCAGTGTCATGGAGTTTAATGTTGACGTGACTTGGTTCATCAAGCCAGTTACGTTGGCTCCGGCTGCGGTACCCAGTAGGTCGTTGATGGTAAAGGTGCCAAACTCGCCTGTGCCTGTAGCAAAAGAAGTTTGATAGTAGGAAGTTGTAGCACTAGGTATCGGCTGAGTTAGGTCCTGAACCAGGAGCAAGCCTTTGAGTGTTTCGATATCGGCGGCTGCTTGTGCTAGTTCTGGCAAGCTAGAAGTTTCAATACCTTTTATCTGTGCCAATGATGCTACTACTGCTCGCGTAGACACTGCTTGGGCTGGAGGAATAATTTTGGCCAGCTGATCGCACCCAGTGGGATTTTGTGTGATAATAGCAGGATTGACAGTGGCATCGGCATCATATATCAGTGCAGAGCCATTGAGTGTGGGCGTGAGCAAAGAAGGATAGCTGTTGGGAAACACACGCACAGGATCCAACAACTGGCTCATGTTTACTGTAGGATTGGTAGAATCAAACCCGAGTGTGGTAATATCTAGTATATCCAAAACATTTTGAAGGCCTTCTCCTGTGACTTGACTCATTCCTTGGTAGGCTTTCTTTTGTAGTGAGTCAAATTGAGTCTGTGTCAAGGTCGTGTTGCCCGATGGGGTGGCCAATTGATCAATTTCTTCCGGTGTAAGACCTGCTGCCAGCAAAGCTGTTTCTACAGAAGGAATAGTACCTTGTGCAATTCCGGCTTGCCTGGACAGTTGTTGTAACAGTCCAGTGGGGGTAAGAACCAGTTCTAAATTTGCAAGATTGTATGCATTGCCTAGGTTTACAAGATCAACTGACAATGCCGGCAATGCAAGGCTTACTCCGCTCATGTCACAGGTAATGAGATTGTTCATGTTGGTGAATGTGGGACCAAGATAGGTAGTAGCATTCACTGCACAATAGATCAACTCAGTGGTCTGTTGTTGATAGCCTGCAGCAGACGAAAATACTCCAGCAAACTGACTCAAATTACCATCGCCTAGGTATCTATCAGCAGTGTCTATGATCAAGTTGCCAAAGCCGCCTGTGACTGTTGTAGGAATAATTGGCTCGGTTTGCACTGACACCACAGTGTTGGCATATGCAGTGGGAATACTAGCACTCAGAGCCGGACATGTGTTGGCACTGAGTGTTTGCAAAGTGGTCACAATACTGTTGCTAACCCCCCAGGTATTGGCCAGGCTCACTGTGTCAATTAAATTTTCAACAAAGGTCAAGGAAGAATATGATGCTACTGCACTGGTCAGAGACACTGGTTTAGCAATACCAACGTTGGCCAACATGCCTGCGCCTGCTATCAGTTGCAACGGTGTATAACTCATCAACGGCCACCTACAAACACATTAGGTGATCCGCCAACCCTAGCATGGCCGCAGGTGTCAGCATTGGTAGTTACAACCACTGGTTTATTACCAGCCCTAACTGAAGCAACACCGCCAGCTGTTTTTTGACTCCCGTCATTATGCACAGTTTTTGATCCTTTTTTGCCGTAAGGAGGATGAGCAGTCACAGCCTGGCTCGGAATCATAATTGGCAGATTGTTTACACGTACTGAATCAACTCCGCCTTGGGCCACACCGTCACCGGCATTCTTGTCACCTCGTCGCTGTGCTGCTGGCATATTATCCTAGTATAAGTTTCTTTTCTGGTACTTTGATACCAGTTGTTGCTTCTAGGTATTTCATTTTGACTGAGTCATCAGTCTTGGATACCAAAGAAACGCTGTTAGTATTTAATCGAATTTCTTCCTTGGGATCTGCGGTAAACAAACTGGGCACAAGTCCCATACCTTGTGGTCCTGGAGCAATGCTCACAGGTTCTTCAAGAATTAACCAGTCGCCACCTGAGTGCTTGACTTTGGCAACCATTTCCTCGCCTGAGTTCATTTTGAATGTGTATACTTGATTTGTTTCTAGTGCTAGTTGTGTCATTAGACGCTTTCTGTTAGTTTAGCTTTGAGTTCTGTAAATCCACCCACAAGTTCCCCGTCAAGGATAATCTGTGGTACTGTTCTGGCTGTGGGGATTGCTTCTAACAATTCTTCTTTTGTGTATCCGTCGCCGATCTTGCGTTCTTCAAAAGCAATACCTTTTTGTTTTAATAGTGCCTTGGCTTGATCGCAATAGGGGCAATGATATTTGCTCCATAAAATAGCTTGCATTTTATTTTCTTTCTTTTGATTTATCGTAGGTTTTGGCAAAGATGTCTGTTTTGACAACACCATAATCGCCAGGCCCGTGTCGAACAATGTAGTCATTGCCCTTGGTATATTCTAAATTACCCCATGATGCTTTAACAACACCATCATGATCAGCTAGCTTGGCCGCTTTCATTATCTTCTTGGGTGTGGCTGTACCATCACCATTGTCATCATAGTAGGCCGAGAACTTGATAGGACTCACAGGATATTTTTCACCTTTGGGTCCGGTGATAATCTTGTGTCCCACTGTGTATGCCACAGGGCCTTCAAGTGTTTCAACTGTACCATTGTCAGTGGCAGTCTCGTAACTGATAGGAGCGGGGTGTTTGTAGGTTTCAAATCCGCCTTGGGCAAACCAATTGTCGTCAATCATAATTCTGGTAACTCGTCGTAGTCTAGTGTATCGCTCATTACACCAATAACATAGTTGGTGCTTTCGTTTTCTTGCAAGGCTGTTTGTTTCTTGCTGGTGTCCACATGCTTGTTGAACCAGGGAATAGGAGTCGAACGTGGTGCTGTCTCCATATACTTGATACCAATTTCGTTTAGTGCGTTCTTGGCAGTGAAGTCCACAAAGTCTCTCAAGATGTTGGCGTTGAGTCCGATTACTGGACCGTGCTTGAACAAGTAGTTGGCCCAGTCTTTTTCTTCACGAATAACATCTAGGTACATTTGATACACTTCGGCTTCACAGCGAGTTTTGGCCGCAGCAAAACGCGGATCTTCTTTGACCACTTGATTGATCATCCAACCGGTCCATTCCTTGTGCATGATTTCATCTTGTAGAATCAAACCAATAATATTGCCGTTGCCAATAAAGATACGGTTCTCTACCATGGCCAGGCTGGTGGCAAAACTTACCATGAAGCGGAATGCTTCTAATGCGTAACTGGCATTGAGTGCAAGCCAGATGGCATCAATGTGTTCCGTTTCTGTAACTACACTGCCTGTTTCTTTGCGGCAGTTGATCACATGTAACTTGTCATAGTAGTTGCCCACGCTGGATGCCATGTCCGCAATTTCTTGTGTGTCGTGAATGGTGTTGAACACATCCTTGGGCACGTTGTAGATGTTGCGAATGATGTGACTGTAGCTGCGACTGTGAATGTTGGTTTCAAAGAAGCTCCAGTTGTACATGACCGCTTCTAGCTCAGGGATTGAACACACTGGTGTAAAAATCTGACTGGGGCCACGACCCTGCAAACTGTCCAGTGCTGTTTGACGCAACAGGTTTGATGTAAAGATGTGTTTCACAGTGTCACTGGCATCCTTGAAGTCTTGGCTGTCCTTGGTCAAGCTGACTTCTTCAGGCACCCAAAAAAATCCACGAGCCTCTTGTTCAAACTTGGCCAGCTTGTTGTACTTGACTTCTTCGAAACGTTGGATTGTAACTGGACCTGCTGGGTCCAGAAACATCTTGCGGCTTAGATAGTCTGTTTTTGTTTTTAAATTGTATTGTTGTTTGCTCATTTATAATTTCCTGTTATTCATTTTTTTCTTCTATGGTGTAAAACCAATCATCTCCTGCACTCCACTTGCGTGTGCCATCCACTGTAAATATAGTCTGTGCGGCTCTGAAGTCTGGAAACTTAACATTACCAGAAATCAAACTTTGATCGTACCACAAGCATCGGTTGTTGGGCTGACAAGCAAACTGTCCGTTTTCTAAACGTATAAAGTTGAAACTCTTGTGTTCTTCTGCTACCTCAGTAAAGCCTGTGTCCACATCCATTCCATCAGCACAAAAGTCCACAGTAAACAAATAGGTTCCGTGGTGCCATTCCCGATCCTTGCCTAGAAACTTAACTCCTAGATTACGTAATCCTATTTTTTCAATGATGGTAAAGCGATAACCCATGCAGTCCCAAAGCTGTAAGGTATCTACGGGCAAATTGCCCGAGTAGTCTTCCTGCCACACATAAGCATGAATAGGTAGTTTGTCATAGAGTGCACCGTAATTGGGCAACAATGATTCTATACGGAACACTTGTCCACGTAGTGCTTTGAGACTGACCCATATGGCAGGTTCTAATTCGCCGTGACCCTTTTCAAAGTTATAGAGAAATTCTCGTTTGATCCAACACTTGATGGGTGGTAACGATCCTACGATATAGCTCATTTGTAGTTCCCTGATGCAAGTACTATCTTGCAAATATGTTCTAGTCTTTCAATATGCTCGTAAGCACGCCACGGGCTGGTGTCTATGGCCACAACGCCGTGTCCCTTGATACCCACTATGTCATAAGCAATCGTGCCGTTGTTGTCTAATTGTAACATCTTATGACACTGGTCTGCAAGTTCTTGACTGATAGGAGGCACATCTCCCACGTTGGGTGCTACCCGTGTATAACGATTAAGTTCAGGAAATGCATTGCTAATTGTGCTAAGATCAATTCCGGCATGCATAGCAGCAATACAATAGGTAGGATGCACATGAACTACTACCCGAACATCATCTTTGTGTTGGCCCATTTCTCGTTGCAATCCAAAATGCAATGGGATCTCACCGCTGGGCTTTAGGTTTGCACTGATATCTGAATAAGGCAAATCTCTCCAACTGTAGTTGAAGGCAGCTGACCCATAGCCGCTGTAAATGGTTTTGTCAATACTGATCTTTTTGAACTGATCCGGTTGCAGTGTTTGTTTGCGTACACCACTGGGTGTGATGTAAAAGTGATCACGATCGTGATGACGAATACTCACATTACCGTCACGGCTGGTGATCCAGTTTCGTTTGTATGCGTCCACCATGATGTCACAGATTGTTTCTAGCATTATTTTTTACCAATGTCTTATAACACCTGCTATAATAAACAGGTTGGTTAGTATATAGCATAACACAATTGCTGTGCGTATATAAGCAATAAGATCTGAATCAGAGTCTGTATCGCCTGCTTTGTCACCTATTGCTTTTGCCCAGAGTCGCCATATTTTATTTTTTGGTAAAAACATAAATGCCTTCCCATTTTTCTCTACCTTGTTTTTTATCGTTGCCTGCTCCGGGTCTAGTGTTCAACATCATTTTTATTGTGGTTTGATACTGAAAGCCCATTTGTTCTGCTGTACTGATCCATCTGTCAACCACTTGATATTTTTGAGTGTTTGTAATCTTATAATCAGCAATATTTGTGGCAAATACACCATCACTGTTTAATCCTTGATGTATACGTTGCATAGTAGGCACCACATATAATTCAAACCATTCATCCACTGTTGAACATCTGACCATACATTGAGTAGGCTCGTCACAGTATTTTTCTAGATTAAAATACGGAGGGCTACTGAACGCAAGATCAATGTCGTTGGGCTGGAAGTTCTCACTTACATCACAATGCAATGTGCTGGTGCGGCCATATGCTTCCGATATCAGACTAGATAGGTACTGCAAGTTTTCAAAGGTTTCTGTGTTGGGGTCTATGCCAACGTAGTTGTAATTCATTCGACTGCTACTGATGCCAAGTAATCGTCCGCCATAGCCAGCAGAGTAATCATATATTGACCCCCACATTATGGGACATAAATGTTCCACAATGCTTCTGGCATTTTGTGATTTAAAATTTTGAATGTTTTCGCCGGTGACCAGTTCTAATGCTCTACGTAATGCTGTAGGGTATACTAATTTGTCACCTTTTCTAAATTCAAAACAGATACGTATGGCTCTTTTTAATTTGGCATCATTTAAAAATCTATCTCTTAAACTATTGCTGCCTCGACCTTTGGGCTCTGCAGTCATCATGTTTGGAAACAAAAATCTATTGATAGTCTGGCCGCGATTGTTGCCTAACCCCAATGCGTCTTTGCTTATTACATTGACTTTTTTATCTCGAAAAAGTCTTAATTCTTTTATTAAGCCCGGTTCTGTAAAATAATCAATAGGCACAAGATTTACAGACCTATATAGATCTTTGATTTTTTCAATTGTGCCTTCAGGATCAATTTGATAAACATCTTTAGTGTACGAATCAAATTGATCGTACAGATGTTCGTAGCCAGTGAAACAATCGCCATGAATATTAGCAGGCTGGATGTTCCACTGTTGGTATAAACGATCTATCATATTTTTGTGAGCCAATATTCACGTTAAAGTTTACATGCTTCACAATCTTCTTCAAGATCAAAATCAATGATTTCAAGAGGAACCGCTTCGTCTACTTGTTTTGAGCCTTGCTTGTTGATCAAGCTGTAGTAGAATGTTTTTAGTCCCCAGTAATGAGCCTGCATCAAGTTCTTGGCAATCAAGGTTGTGGGCACCTTTCGACCTTCAAAGTGTGCAGGATTGTAGAAAGTGTTGGTGCTGATACTCTGATCCACATAAGCGGCCAGAACCGCAGCAGTTTTCAGATAGCCATCACAATCCTTTTGTGCCCACATCAGTTGATACTTGTTTTTCAACTTGTGATACTCAGGCACTACTTGTGTAAGACTACCTGCCTTGCTTTCTTTTACACTGATCAAGCTCATAGGCATTTCAATGCCGTTGGTTGAGTTGATCACAACACTGCTGGATTCCACAGGAGCAATGGCCATAGTGGTAGCATTACGAACTCCGTGTCCGCGCATTTGAGCACGTAGGCCTTCCCAGTTCAGTTCAGGAGCAAAGTTGGCAAGTTCGTCAACACCCTTGGCACGAAGTTCCCACGGGAACACACCCTTGCCGTATCGAGTTTGATCTGATCCTAGACAACGACCACGTTCCTTGGCCAGTTCCACACTCATCTCTGTGAGGTAGTAGGCTTGATGTTCCATCCAGCTTTTGACTTCGGCCAGCGCATCTTTGTCGCCATACTGTAGTCCACGTTTGGCATGCCAGTAGGCAAGGTTTGTGATACCAATACCCAAGGGACGAATCTCATCATTGCTCAACTTACTTTGAATACTTAGGAAGTCTTGATAATCAAGGATATTGTTAAGACTACGGTGAAGTATACGGCAAGCCCTACGCATATCTTCTGGATTGCGGAAAGCTCCCCAGTTAATACTACCCAACGTGCATAAAGCAATGCGACCATCAGGATCATCAAGACGCTTGAAAGAGCGAGTAGGTAATAGGATTTCACAGCAAAGGTTACTTTGATAAATGGTATGGTACTCTGGGTCAAACGGACCCTGGTTCATGACATTGTCAATAAACACTAGATAGATACGTCCCGTATCTGTGCGTTCTTTCAAGATGCCACTCTTAAAAACTTCTTCAGCTGACATTGTTTTTGTACGAAGCCCAGGAGTGTTTTCGTACTTGACATATAGTTCTTCAAACAGTTGAGTATTTGAATAGAATGCTTGATATAAGTCAGGAACTTCGTTAGGATCAAAGAATGTTATTTGTTCTTTGTTTTTAAATCGTCTCCAGAAGAAGGCACTAAGCACAACCCCATAATCCATATGACGGACTCGGGTTTCTTCTGTTCCTTGGTTGTTTTTAAGAACAATAAGATCATCAAACTGATGATGCCAAATAGGATAAAAAACAGTAGCACTTGCATTACGAATACCTCCTTGACTGCAACTACGCAGGTCACCAAACCACTTCTTCAAGAATGGTATCATACCTGTGTGCATAATCTCGCCACCACGAATGGGCGAGCCTAATGGACGTAGTCGTCCAATCTCTAAACCAATGCCAGCACGTTTGCTGGCATACTTGGCCATCATTTCTCCACTAGCAAATATGCTGTCAAGATCATCGTCGCTACGAATAAGCACACAGGAGCTGAATTGCTTTGTTGGAGTTCCAAGACCAGCAAGAACAGGAGTAGCAAGAGTAAATAGGCCATCACTAGCCGCGTTATAGTATTCTTTAATATAGCGCATACGGGCACTATTAGGTTCTTCTTTATGGAACACAGTAGCGGCTGCAACCATGTATCTAACCTGAGGTGTTTCATACATTTCCTTGGTTGACCGGTTCTTGACCAGATATTTTTCAATCAGTTGCTCAATGGCAGCATAGCTGTACTGTTCATCTTTGACATGATCTATCATGTCATTCATAC